CCGTGATTCGGCGCGTTGGATTTCACCTCGCGCCTATTTTTTCACGTACCAAAATCCATCCGTCCGGTAGCAATTTGGTAACTCCGCATCAAGTCTCGCCAGCTTTTTTGAATTCCAAGAAAACGGCAAGACTTGCAGGTTCCGATGACAATGAGAACCTCCTTTGCTCAAAGGAAAAATGTGATCCACCGCGTGCCTAATTCCTAGGCATTTTGTGAGTCTGTCTGAGATTTGATAAAATCCCGACACGACTTGATTCCAGCAATCATCTGGAATTTGCGATTTCTTTCGCGCTCTGCGTTTTTCTTCAAGGTAAACACATCTTGCCTTATTGGCTTGTTTCCAAATCCGGTTCTTTTTTGGATTTTTCTCTCGGTCTTTTTGAGCCCAAATCCTATTTCTTAGCCGGGCTTTTTCTAAGAACTTTAAACGATAACCTTTTGCCTGTTCTCTTGTTTTGATTCGATTTCTATCTCTCCATTTTTTCAAGTAAGAGTTTTTCTGCTTCTTCAATTCTTCATATCTTTCTTTTGTTACCCAATATTCGAATCCGGTTTTTTTAAACTTTGTCCAGAGAATCAATCCATCTGATCGCACAAAACCGCGATTCAAATTTTGGTTCTCATTTTTCATTGGTCTTTGGAACATATCTAACTACGCCAGCAATTGTTGCAATACAAAGCATCATTGCTGAAGTATCAAGACCATGATTTGCGGCGTTGCTTCGCGTCTCGACCCACTCCCAGACACCGGCCCGCACCTCGACCTTATGCTCGCCGCGCAAGTGTTCGAGATAAAGCGGATTCACATCCTCGGGCATTGACCACTTAAGATCGCCCTTTCCCTCAAGTGCGAGCGAGAGCATATCTTTGAAGTGATCGCCGCTCCAGTTGTAGAAGTACGCATCCCCGCCGCGATAGTCGCTCACCTGCGGATCTGAATACGGGAAATTGACCATCTGATTGGTAGACTCGTCCTTCATGGTCCACGTTTTGCGCCCGAATCCGCGCATCCCGCGCCAGCCAAAGTCCACGCAATCGCGGTCCACTTCGCTTGGCTTGTAGCCGCGGTCCTGCGCCACGCAATGATTGGGCACGCGATAGCGGGCTTGCAATGATCGCAATTGGTCCCGCGTCTCGACTCGTCCGAAATAGAGTTGGCGATAATGCGGTCCCGGTGAGAAAGCACCGATCTCGACCCACCAATGGTCGAGCTGCCGGTCGATTGCCATGATCCGCATCTGCTCGTCTGGCACCAGATCGCCTTGTGCGTAGGTCGCCACCTTGTAACCGCTCTTAGCGACGAAGACCGAGAGGGTCCGCTTTTCCACGAGCCACGGCTTGGCCTCGCGCTTCGTGCGAAACTCGATCTTGGCTTGATCGTTGCCGCTCTTCACGAGCGCGTTCTCCGCCTGCGCCCACTCTTCCGCGAGGAGTCGCATCGGTCTGCTGACGAGTGCCTCGACGCGGAAACTGACCATCTCATGTGGCGCTGAAGGATTTAGCGGGACATATCGCCCTGTCCGCTTCCACGCGACCCGAGTCGTGTCCGAGTCCTCGGACTCGTGACCGCAATGTGGGCACCTAAACCGCACCGTCTCGACAACGCGGGCAACGTCCCACGATTCATCGTCGCGCTTTGCTGCGCGGTCCCAGACGCACCCGCCGATCACCATGCCCTTGTCATCGCGGATGTCGAACGCCACCGGGTGAACCTGCTTGCACGCTGGGCACTCCGCGGACCACTCCTGCTGATTGCCCTGACGGAAAGCCGAGTCCTCGACGTTGCCCGTGATCTCGTCCATGAGCGGCGCTTGGCTCATGGAGTAGATCTTCGAGCGTCCCACCTCCTCGAACTTCGACACGCGGGCGACCGCGTGACCATAAATCTCCTGCCAGCGCGGGAGCCAGATCTCATCCAGCACTCGGTAGCGGATCGACTGCGACTGCTGGCTCGAAAGATTCGCCGCGTTGCAGACCAAAAAGAACCCGCCGAAGTAAATCTCGGTCGTGGTGCGCTGCGGTCCCGGCCTCGGCAACATCGACGCGACTGGCTTACACCGCTCAAGCAACGGATTGAGGCGCGACTTGCAATGCCGCTCCATCATCTCGTCCGTCTGCATCGTCCACATGATCGGACCCGCATCGTTGACGATGACCCAAGGAATCCAGATGTCGGCGACGAGCGTACCACCGATTTGCACGGCTTTGCGAAAATGGACGCGGCGCACCAGCGGATTCTGGAGCGCTTCGAAGATGGGAACGAGCCACGGCGTGACCCGCGCATTGAATGGTCCCGGTGTCGCGTAGCTCTCGGGCAGCGTGATGTGTCGCCGCGCCCACTCGTGGATTGGCGAGCGGTCAGGTCTCGGCAGACGAAAGCCGGCGAGGAGTTGAGCGGACTCGCTCACCGGGCGGCGACGGCAATCTCCTGCTTCGGCTTCTTCGGCCTTCCGCCGCGCTTGCCGTTGCGCCTCGCGGCTTCTGCTTTCGCGCTGCTGCGCACCTTGCCGCCGCGCCGGCCCATTAAGGCCATGACGCGACGGATTTCCTCTGCGGTTGCGGATGCGGTTGGGTTGTCCATGCGGTTTCTGCGGGAAGCGTCAAACGCGGTGCCTGCTTTTGCTTGATCGTGCGGATCGAACCACGATGTCCCAGACCGTGCCGCCCGCCGAGGCGGCCTAGCGCGACCGCGGCGGGGTTCTTTGGTGCGTCGCACTCGAAGCAGACTTGGCGGCCGTCCGCCAAGGTCTCGAAGGTGCAGTCGTGAGGTTTCACGCTGAAGACCGCAGCGCGGTCACTTCGTCAGCGGCGCGGAAGCAATAGGCGGCGATCTCGCGGACCGAGGCTTCGCCAACAGTCAGACCGGCAAACTCGGGGCGATGAGTGACCATAAAATCGAGGTGCGGATTGTGGATGACCCGCGTTTCGAGCCAGACCGTTTTGCGACCCATCCGGCAATATCCCACCTCATAGTGCGGCTCGCGGCGGTTACCGTAGATCGAACGAACTACGGCAGAGAGAGCGGAGAAATTCCCGCGCTGGGCGATGAAGACTTCGGCGCGGTGGTTATTCTTTGAGAAGGCGACCGAGGCGGCGAGGCTCTTGCTGAGGTAGTTGATTTCGTTGGTGGTCATTGTCGTTGTTTTTTTGGTTGGGTTGCGCTGTCGATGTGCAGAGAGAAACCCAAGCGGCTTCGTTTGTCTAGCTCTTTTCTCAACTTTTTTCGCGCCCTGTTCTAGGCATCGCATTTCCACCGACTTACGCACAACGAAGAAAACGTCTCCCACGCGAGTTCATGGACGAACCAGCACGGCGGCGGCTCTCTCGCAGGCGTTCCTCGCTCTGGTGCGTCGCTCGCTTCGAGCCAGCCGAGAATCTCCATTGCCGGGCGATCTCCCACGACGGCAACGACAAGACGACCCTGCGCGATGTCACGAGGTGTCACTTTGCAATGATTGCGCGAGCGAGACCAACGCACTTCGATGCGCGTGCCGTCGAGATCGGGCACGGCGTAGACATCGACGCCGAGTGACGGTTCGAGTCCGAGCGCGACAGCAACCGCGACCTCGGCACAGGCCGCGTTGATGTGATTATCGAGGAGTTGTCCCGGCCACGCCTCGGCAAAAGCCGGGCGGCTTCGCTTCGTTTCCGCGCTGCGCTGACGAGCTTCGCCCGCGGCTATTGCCTGTCGCACTTGCGACTCATTCAGCACGACCTTCATTCTGGCGAGTGCCGGCGAGCGCCGATGCCTCGAAGTTGGCGACGTTCGCGTTGATGACTTCGCGGATCTCCTCGAGAATCTCGCCGCCTTCGACGTTGGCCTCCGCGGCTGACTTGCCGGCGACTCGCGGACCGAGTTCGACTTCGAGCTTGAGCCGCAAGAGCAGGTCGAGCTTCTGGCCGAGCAGCCCGAGCATTTCCTCGACGACTTCGCGGTCGATCACGTCGCCACGCTCGCGGGCGATCTTGAGATCGCGGAGCTCGATGTCTCGGCGCAACAGGTCAGCGCGAAGCTGACCGAGTGAGCCATCTGAAATCCGATGCAAGCCCTGCGCTTCGGCCCATGCTTTGACCGCGTCCGCGCTGCCGCCGTTCGGAAACCCAGCCCGCTTGCGCCAGTTGGACAGCGTGCGGATGTTGATCCCAATCTGCTCGGCTATGGCGATGAGTTCGGGCTTGGGCGCAGGCATCGTCGGTTACGTAAGTCGAAAAACGTCAGGGTGTCGCACGGCGATTTGCGCGATAGTTACGCAAATGCGCGTTTCGGAACTTCTTCCAAAAGACCAACCGCAAAAATCTGCACGAGGTCTTGCAACCAGATCGGAAGAGCGACGTGTA